AAGCGGAGAACAGTAAATTCCTGAAAGGCGAAGAAAGTAAAGGGGATTATAAATTCAATGCGAATTTCAACTGGATCATAAAAGAGCAGAATTTAAAAAAGATTTTAGAAGGTAAGTTTGATAATGAACCAGAAGGATTGGAAAAGAAGAAAAAGCAATCAAAACCGCCAGTAAGCAGAAATCTAAACAACTTTGATCGCAGAGAATACGACATGGACTCTCTGGAAGAACAGCTGTTGAAGTCAAATTAAGGAGGAGCAAAATGAAAGAAGATTTAAAATGGCACAGGAGTGTCTCTCTGAGGAAGAAGTAAAGGAAATACTCAAAAAGAAATTTAAGGAATCGATAGAATCGGCAATAGAATCAGCGTTTAGATGGGGAGATGCGGAAAAGGCACTGAAGAAAAAGATAAACGATGTCATGGTGCCGTACATAGAGAAGTATGATTTTTCGGAATACCTTCCAAGGTTGGATACGGTGCTTACAGAAATCGTAAATTCCGATGCTTGTATCGAGAATAAAAAGATTCTGGAAAATTTTAAGGAATTATCAATCAAGCAGGAAGAAAAAGAAATAAAAGTCACTGATCTGTTTGATGCATGGATTGCAATGTGCGAAAAGAAGATCAGTACAACTGGTCTGGAAGTGGAGTTTGACGATGGACCACACTACGAATCGGTCAGTTGCGAGATGCTAATAGAAGAGTGTGAAAGATCTACTTGGAGCTCCCTGCATAGGGCGGTAATCATTTTCGAAAACGAACACGATGAAAAGTTGAATATGGAAATTCCGATATCGAAATGGAATTTTGAGAAAGAGTATACACTTGACAGTTTTGGATGTGTAGACATTAAGTCGTTGAGATACCTTGGGGAATTTGACATGCTGTTGCTGAGATTACAAAGAGCGGGAACGAAAATCATCATAAACGAAATGGAAGCAGGTGGAGAAATATGTCCAGAGGAAGAGCCGGAAGCAAGTTTTAGTTAGGAGGCAAACATGAACAGAAAAAGATACGGTTTTAGAGTCTATAGGAAACAGTCTACCGGATTGAGACACGGAAATATGGATGCGTTTACGCGCGGCAGCACAAAGCGGAAGAGAAAGAATAGGGTGAGAGGGAAATGACGAACAATGATCATTTGAACAACATAACAGGAGAAATTGATACACCAGAAATCTCCGCAGTCAAGATGATACTTACAAGAATAGATGAGGATTTAGAAAACGATCTGTACGAAGAAAACCGTGATAAATACCTGAATTTGTACAAGAGCCAAAAAGAGTGGCTGGAAAGAGAGGTTGAAAATGAATAAAAAAGAAGTATTGGAGATTCGTAAACAGTTTACGCCAGCAAATTGTGCAATCACAAGAATTGCCGGTTGCTATGTAGATCATGAGAAAATCAAAAAGATGGAGTCAAAAAGCGCATTCCTGTCCTTACCGGAAGAGGACACATTCAAGTATTTTGACATCTTAAGAAAAACATTATCCGGAAGTGTCGGCAAGAATTTGTTAAATCTGGAATTTCCGACAAAACAGGAGATGCCGGGAGGAACACAGGAATTCTTGATGAAGCTCAGAAAAAGCAAGTTGGAAGATGACCAGCTTCTGGAAGAGTTCTACGATAGGATAATCGAATCTTATGACTACGGTGAAAATTATTACATCGTCCTCATTCATGCAATGTATGATATACCGGGAAAATCTTCTGATGACATGGAGATGTACGATGCGTCAGAAGAAGTATATGAATATCTGCTATGCAGCATCTGCCCGGTTTCTTTGTCAAAAGCGGGGTTGAGTTACAATGCAGAGAGTAATTGCATTCAGGACCGTATCCGGGACTGGGTAGTAGGTATGCCGGACAAAGGATTTTTATTTCCGGCATTCAACGACAGAAGCACCGATATACATAATGCACTGTACTATACGAGGAAGAGCGCAGATCTGGATGCTGGATTGATGGATGGACTTTTTGGAGTAACAGGGATATCGGCAGATACGCAAAAAGAAATATTTAACAACTTGCTATCGGACGCTCTTGGCGATAAAAACAGCTTTCGAACAGTGAAGAGAATACAGGAAGTACTACTTGAAAAATTGGAAACAAACACAGAAGAATCACCGGAAGTTGGGAAAAAAGATATTTTGAAAATTCTTCTCGCAGAGAAAGCACCGGATGAGGCTGTAAGTGAATTTTTGGAAGGGTGGGACTTCCATATCGGAGAAAATGACACTATTCGGATTTCGAATATCGTGGATGAGAAGAAGATTTCGATCAAGAGCTGCCATGCAGATATTAAAGTGGAATCGGACAGAACAGATCTTGTAGATACAATGGTTGTGAATGGAAGGAAATGCTTAGTAATAGCAGTAGATGACAGTCTGGAAGTGAATGGAATTCCGGTTCGCACAATCGAAAGGGCAGAAAATGAGTAGACCAGCACACTTTCTTGATCCGTACAAATTCCAGATCGAAGAGATGGTAAAGCTCGGATGCACGGATGAGCATATCTGCAGAGTACTTGAGGATATTACTGGAAAAGAAGTGAAAAAGAGGGTAATAGCAAACAAGAGGATGTGGTTAAGAAAAATGGAAAATAAAAGAAAACAATACGAACCGTACAAGGGAGAAATTAAGTGCATGATCGAATACGGACTTACGATCCAGAACATCTATGCAGCAATAAGCGAAGAGAGCGGAATCGATGCAAGTATTGAAACGTTCAAAAACTTTTTAAAAGACAATGATATGCTGCCTGAGTCAAAGAAACAGGAAACTTCGGTTAAGGATATCTTCGGCAACATTGCAAATTACATGGAGTTTCACGAGGGCTGGGTGCGGACCAGTTGCCGGCTCAACAGGGCGATGTCGAATCCAAACCGGATATTAATGCGGAGGTATTTACAGTAGGCTATGAAAAAAAAAGAAAGAGAATCCGAAGAAAAATGAAGTACATATCTGTTCTTCCTGCGGACGGGAAATTATCGGAGATTTTGAGTATGTAAAGACAAAGAGAGGGACGGAGTTGTATTTTTGTAAAGATATGAGGTGTAGGAGGAATGACTAATGTCAAAAACAGGAGAAGTATGGATGGAATGGATATGAAAGAATCGAAATGATGTTGGAGGAATAACAATGATTAAAGTAAGAGCAAAAGCATATTACGGATTTGCAGGAACAGATATGACGTTTGAAGAAGAATTTGACGATGATGTAACAGACGAGGAAATTGAAGAAACTATGAAAGGTCTAGTAATGGAGCAAGTAGATTGGTCATGGGAGAAGTATGCAGATAAGGAGAATGTGGAGTGAACGTATTAGAGAAGATTTTGGAAGAGATAGAAAGATTAGAAGATCCGTACTACAAAGATTATGTGGATAGGAAATATGTAAAAGAAATCATTCATTCACACATGGACGATGTTCCGGATAATAATGCCGGATGGATTCCAGTGAGTGAGAGACTGCCGGAAGAAGGAAAAGAAGTTTTAGCACAATTTGCAGTAAGAGTTGTGCATACAAATAACAAAGTAGATGAATTCGTATATATCCACACTATGTATTACGAAAATGGAGCTTGGCAAAGTTTTGCTGGAGTGCCAAACGGGAAAGTAGAAGCATGGCAGCCACTACCAGAACCATACAAGGAGGAATAACATGGACATTTTAATCACAATCGCATTTTTGACCCTTTACTACATATTGGGACTGGGAACCGTGATTACTTTAAAGACAGGATTGGAAGAGGATGTAAAACTAGAAGGTGCGGATTACCTGATGGCTGCGGGATTCCCGATACTGTTATTTGTGGTGTTTTTTGGATTGTGCGGAGATTATGGAGGTAAAAAAGATGAGATTTAACTGGGACGAATTTAAGGATGTAGATAATAAGATTGCGGTGCATTGTAAGACCGAGGAAGAAGCGAAAGATTTTTGCCGACAGATGTATAAACACGGTATGGCATGGGAGAGTGGGAATAGTTATTTGAGTTGCACACACTATGAGGTATACGAAGGAGAAACGTGCTATATAGGATTCGGAATGTTCTCGTCGTATCGGTACTACAATAGCGAAGGATACGAGATCTTAGAATGGAGCGATTACATGCAGAAAGAATTTACCAAGGCAGATTTGGAAGATGGGATGGTAGTTGAACAAAGAGATGGCAACATGTATCTTGTATTGGCTGGGGAGGTAGTGAGAAAAGGCGGATACAATCGTATAGACGGTTACACTGATGACTTGAAATGGGAATATTATACAGGAGGAGACATCGTTAAAGTCTATAGGATTACTCCGGAATCACTCAGACGCATAGAAGATGTGTTTATTAAAAGCAACCTTGAACTCATCTGGGAGCGCAAAGAGCCAAAGAAAATGACAATCGAAGAAATGCGGAAGAAGTTGGAAGAGCTGACAGGAGAACAGATCGAGGTGACGGCATGACCAGAGAGAGCATGAAACGTAGAAAGGAGACA